CGGCAACCTGCGAAAATTGGCTGGTCACCTCCAGTACGACGATGGAAATTTGACCATCGATCCGACCGGCGCTTTGCGCACGATCACAATTTACGGCATCAAATATTCGGTCGAGTTTTTCCGCTTCTTCGGTGAGGCATCGATCGGAAAACACTTCGAATTGATCGGTCGCGCCGGCGGCAATGTGACGATCGCCGAAATCGACCTTGCGCACGTCGCCGGCGACGGCTAATGTTGATGTTCACATGAGCGCCGACGAGGGTTGGTTCATGCCGAGCAACGCGCGCGAGTACCATTATTTTCGGGGTACGCGCTCGTTGTGCGGCAAATGGATGCACCTTGGCTCGGGCCCGCTTGAGGACAAAGGCGATAAAGTCGGGCACCCGAACGATTGCGTTGCGTGCCATCGCAAAGTATTAGCCGAACCGTGGCCGGCCAAATGAGCGACGTCGAAATCGACCTCTTGCACGTCGCCGGCGACGGCTAGTGACCTACACGACAACCTATCGAGTCGATCGCAAGCTGCTCGATTCACTCAGCGAAGACGATCTCCGTTGGCTCGAAAAAGAGGTCTCTGCAAGGCTGGAAGTTGAGATGGAACGACAGCTTGAGCTCGCTATTCGCTTCGGCTTCTATGGCTAGCGTCACCTGCGAATTGCCGTGGCCACCGTCGGCGAATCACGCTTGGCGTGCAGTCGATGGAAAAGTGCATCGATCGGAGCCGTATCGCGACTACAAAAAAGCAGTCGGCGATTCAGTGCTCGAGCAACGTGTGCGACGTCACTGGACCACTGATCGGCTCGCGATTGGTCTCGTGTTTTATCCGCCCAACGCGCGCACGTTCGATATCGACAATCGCGTCAAGACCGTGCTCGATTGTTTGATGCACGCCGGCGTGATCGTCGACGATCGATTCGTCGATGTCATCGTGTTGGCACGCGGCAGCGTGGATGCGCCACACGGCGCAGTGCTCGCACACATTCAAGAACTGTCGACGCTCGACGTGCAGTTCTCAGCAATCGTTGATGCGCTGACGCCAACGCGGTTGGGCGCGCGCGCGTATGATCGCGGCGTGACGATCGATCGATAGCCGCAACTCATTGACTGTTCAATCTATGCCGACGATGCCGAAGACTCATCGACCACCAGGTTCGGTCATCACACCAACGCTGCGTGCGCTGTTCGATCGACAACGACGCGGCACGCGCACCGCCCAAGGCTACGACAACCGCTGGCTCCGCGCGCGCGCGCGCTGGCTCAACGAGCATCCGCTCTGCGTCTTCGATGAACGTCGCGGTCTATACGTCATCGCCAGCGTGGTCGATCACATCATCCCGCACCGCGGCGACAGCCAACTGTTCTGGGACGAAGACAACTGGCAGTCGCTGTGCACCTACTGCCACAACAGCACCAAGCGGCGCATTGAACTCGCGCAACGTCGGCTCGACGAGCTCGCGGCGCTGGGGCGCGTCCACGGTGGCGGCCCTGGGGGGGTTAGAACTAGAAAAGCGATCCTTGTGGAAGCGCGTCCTGCGGCAAATTTTTGGCGTCGCGAAATTGGATAGGGGGGGGGTCGATCAAATTGACGGGGAGGGGTCGTGGTAGCGGGCCGAAAGCCGAAACCCAGCTGGCTCAAGGTGGTCACTGGCAATCCCGGCAAGCGCAAACCCAACCTCTCTGAGCCGATCCCGACGCAAGGGATTGGTCCGCCGCCTGAATTCGTGGGCAAGTCAGCCGACGCGATGCGGGGCGTCTGGCTCGAGATGGTCAACGCGGCACCAGCTGGCCTGCTCACGATCCTCGATCGCTCGATCCTCGAAATTTTCTGCCGCGCAAAGGTGCGCTACCTCGAGGCCTGCGAGAAGTTGGACACCTACGGCCCGGTGATCAAATCGCAGGTGCAGGGGGTGTGGCAGCAGTCGCCGTACTACTCGATCATGAAGGCCGAGGCAAAAATGATGCACTCTTGCATGGTCGAAATGGGCTTCAGTCCGTCGTCGAGGTCGCGTGTCAGCATCGCCCAAAAGCGCAAAGGCAAGTCGGAAACCCCGTTCGACGATCTCAAGGAGCTCGGGGACTAAAGACTATATCCTCACGGCGATCGCGTACGCCGAGGATGCCATTGACGATACCCGCGGCGAGTGCTACGGAAAGTGGATCCGGCTGGCCGCGAAACGCTTCATGCGCGACCTCGCCGCCACCCAAACCAAGCGGCCGCCGTTCCTCTGGTCGGCCAATTCCGCGATCAAGGCCTGCAAATTCATCGAGCGGCTGCCGCACGTCGAGGGCACGTGGTCGACCGAAACGATTTGCCTCGAGCCGTGCCAGTGCTTCTTCGTCGTGCAGCTGTTCGGCTTCCGCCGCCACGACGGCGCGCGCCGCTTCACCACGGCGCTGTTCAGTGTCGCGCGCAAGAACGCCAAGTCGAGTCTCGCGGCGGCGATCCTGCTGTACGTGTTCTGCATGGAGCCCGAGCACGGCCCGCAGGTGCTCTCGGCCGCGACCACCGGCGACCAGGCGCGCATCGTGTTCAGCATTGCGCGGCGCATGGTGCTGCAGAACTCCGGATTGCAATCGAGCTTCACGCTCGAGGCCTTCGCGAACTCGATCGTGCGCTACGAGGCGGGCGGGATCTTCCGGCCGATCAACTCGAAGGCCTCGACCCAGGACGGATTGAACCCGTCGGCGCTCGCATTCGACGAGCTGCACGCGCACAAAACCCGCGACCTCTTCGACGTGCTGCGCTCGGCCGCCGGCGCGCGCCGCGACCCGCTGTTCTTGTACACCACGACGGAGGGCTACGAGACACCCGGACCGTGGCCCGAGATCCGCCACTACGCACAGCAGATTCTCAACCGCGTGCTCGAGGGCGATCACATGCTGGTGATCTACTACGCGATCGACGATGACGATGACGACTTCGATCAGTCGAAGTGGGTCAAGGCCAACCCGATGCTCGGCGTCTCGGTCGCGCTCGAGAAAATGCAGGAGTATGCGAGCGAGGCGCGCTCGCAGCCCGGCGCGCTCTCGGAATTCCAAATCAAGCGGCTCAATCGGCGTGCATCCGCCGCCACCGGCTGGGTGGACCTGCGGCGCTGGCGCAAATGCTCAGGCCCCGTCGATCTCGACGCGCTGGTCGGCTATCCCTGTTGGGGTGCGCTCGATCTCGCGAGCACGCGCGACATGAACGCCTGGCGCTTGCTGTGGCTGAAGGACGATGTGTACTACACGTGGGGCCGCTATTGGGTTCCGGCGCTCGCCGTGCAACAGCGCACCGAGCGCCGATCGGTGCCGTACGCGGGCTGGGTTTCGGCCGGTTTTTTGACGCAAACGGAGGGCGACGTCGCCGATTATCGAGTGATCCGCGACGAAGTTGTCGCCGATTGGGAGCGCTTCTCGCCGTCCAAAGTAGCGTACGATCCGTGGAACGCGACGCAGCTGGCGCTCGAATTGGCCGAGGCCGGCATCGAGATGGAGAAGTTTATTCAGGGCCCGCGATCGTACCAACCCGCGATGCAGGCCTGCGAAATCGCCTACGTTTCGGGCAAGCTGCGGCACGCAGGGAACCCGATTCTTTTGTGGAACGCCGCTAACCTGGTGCCTCGCTATGACAGCAATCGCAACTCAGCACCCGACAAAAAACGCAGCGCCGAAAAGATCGACGGCATGGTCGCGCTGATCATGGCCTTCGGACTGGCGGCGGCCGAGCCTGCCGACGACGATGCGGCCGGCTTCTTCGGCCAGGCGATCGTCGGATGAGGTCCGCCGCGCAGCCCGCCTGGCGGAAAAAGACCGCCGAATTTTTCAATAGCTTTTTCGACTACGGCGGCGGCGCGCTGTCGGGCGGCTTCTATCCGGTCGCCGCCGGCGGCCAGGCGCGGCCACCGGTCAACGCCGCTCGAGCGGGCACCGGGCAGATCATCACGCCGAACGCGGCGCTCGCGCTCGCTACCGTGTGGTCATGCGTGTGGCTGATCGCCGACACGATTTCGACGCTGCCGTTCATCCTCAATCGAAAGGGCCCGGGCAACGTGACCTTCGGCGAGCCGGCGCTCGACGTGCCGCTGTACACGGTGCTGCACGACCAGCCGAATCAGAACATGTCGTCGTGCAGCTTCTGGAAAGTCATGATCGCCTCGGAGCTGCTGTGGGGAAACGGCTACGCGCTGAAGACGCTCAACAGTCAGAACCAGGTGATCAACATCGATCCGATCCGTCCGGAGTATGTCGTGCCGTACCGGCTCGAGATCCCGAACACGAACCCGAAGCAGTACGAGATCCGCTACAAGTACTACTCGCCGCTCGAGACGCAGGACTTTCCCGCCAATCAAATTTTCCACTGGCGAGATCGCACCATGGACGGCCTGGTCGGCCTCTCGCGCATCGAGTACGCGCGCAACTCCCTGGGCATCTCGAAGGCGGCCGACGAAGCGACCTCGCAGGCCTTCAAAAACGGGATGCGCACCGGCGGCTTCATCCAGTCGGAAAAGTACTTGAAGAAAGAGCAGCGCGACATGCTGCGCGACGACCTCAAAAAATTCACGATCTCGGGGCCGGAGTCGGGCGGCCTGATGGTGCTCGAGGGCGGTCTCGACTTCAAATCGATCACCATGAACCCGCAGGACGTGCAGCTGCTCGCCTCGCGGCAGTTCTCGGTCGAGGACGTATGCCGCTGGTTCAGCGTCCCGCCGGTGCTGGTCGGCCACGCCGCCGCCGGCGTCACGGCCTGGGGCTCGGGCATCGAGCAGCTGCTCTTGGGCTGGCTGTCGCTGTCGCTGCGTCCGTACGTGCGCGGGCTCGAGCAGGAGTGCGGCCGCTCGCTGATCGCCACGCCGCAGAAATCGTCGCTATATCTGACGATCGATACCGACGATCTGCTCGGCGCCGACTCGGCCGCGCGCTCCGCGCTCTGGTCAACGCTCTCGCAAAACGGGATCATGACCCGCAACGAGATCCGCGCCAAAGAGGATTTAGCCCCGATGCCGGGCGGCGACATTCTCACCGTGCAATCGAACTTGGTTCCGCTGGAAAAGCTGGGTGAGACGCCGCCGGCGCCGACACCGCCGCCGCAGCACATCTTCAACTTTCCGCCGATCGGTCAGCCAAAGGACACGCCGCCATGAAGCTCAAACATCGCCAGGTCCCGTTCCTGTTCAAAAAGATCAAGGACGATGGCACCTTCGAGGGCTACGCCTCGACGTTCAATAACGCGGACCAGATGCGCGACGTTGTCGTGCCGGGCGCGTTCGCCGCATCGCTCGCGAAGTGGAAGACCGACGACGCCATGCCGCCGATTCTCTGGCAGCACGACAGCCACAGCCCGATCGGCTTCACCACCGAGATCGCCGAAGACGGCAAGGGCCTGGCCGTCGCGGGCCAGCTGCTCATCAATGACGTGCAGCAAGCGAAAGAGGCGCACGCACTCGCCAAGGCGAAAGTGGTCCGCGGCCTGTCGATCGGCTATGACCCGGTCACCGAGGAATACGACGGCGCGACCAACGTCAATCGCCTGATCGCGGTCGATCTGTGGGAGTACTCGTTCGCGACCTTCCCCGCGAACACCGAGGCGACCATCACATCGGTCAAATCATTACTGGCGGCCGGCAGCTTGCCGTCGCTTGCAGACTTCGAAGATTTCCTGCGCGAGGCAGGGAGTTTTTCTCGAACCCAGGCCAAGGCGATCGCCAGTCGCGGCCTGCGGGTTTTGCTGGAACAGCGTGATGCTGACGGGGCAAACATCGACTCGAAAGAGACCGATGCGATCCTGGCGATGATCCGCGACAACCCCCTCAAACTTACGTAAGGAAATCCCCCATGTTCATTCCCCAGGCTCGAAAAATTATCACGCGCGGCGTGCTCGATTGGGACGGCAACGTCCTCGAACAAGACTTCTACTGGCACCGCGGCAAGCTCGCGCTGTGCGACGCCCCCTCGAGCGAGGCGCTGAAAACCGCGATCCGCGAGGCGCTGACCGCACACGGCGCAGAGATCAAAGCCGTGCTCGCGAAATACGATGACGACTTCAAAAAATTCGGCAGCGTGCAGGACGGCACGAAAGACGCGATCGCCAAGCTCAACACCGACGGCGCGAAAATCGTGGCCGACCACGCAAAGGCAGTCGAGGAAAAGCAGGTGCTCGACCGGCGCATCCTCGATCTCGAGCAGAAGCTGCTGGCGCGCGGCCCGGGCGGCGGCGGAAGCAGGGCCAAGACCGTCGGCGAGCAGTTCATCGAGTCGACCGAGCTCAAGGAGTTCGCGCCCAAAGGCAAAAGCACGAGGGCCACGAGCGCACCGTTCAAGTTGAAAAACATCACGAGCATCATCGGCTCGGGCGGCGGCGGCATCATCCCCGAGTACTTGCCGGGCGTCATTGTGCCGAACTTCATGCCCTTGACCGTACGGGATCTGCTCGACGTCGGCACCACCGAAAGCAATCTGATCGAGTGGGTGCGGGAATTGGTGTTCACCAACGCCGCCGGCGTCGTGTCGGAAGGCGCTTTGAAACCCTCGTCGGACCTGACCTATGAGCGGTTGAACGTGCCGGTCGAGACGATCGCGCACTGGATCAACGCCTCGAAGCAGGTCCTCGCGGACTTCAAGCAGCTGGCGACGTTGATCAACGGCCGCATGACCTTCGGGCTCAAGCTCGCCGAGGAAGAACAGATCCTCATGGGCGACGGCGTCGCGGGCCACCTGCAGGGGATCGTGCCGCAGGCAACGGACTATAGCGGCGCGCACGCGGCCGAGTACGACACCCGCATCGATGTGATTCGCCACGCGATGCTGCAAGTGCAATTGGCCTTCTATCCGACCACGGGCATTGTCATGAGCCCGACCGACTGGCACTCGCTCGAGCTGACGAAAGACACGCTGCATCGCTACATCTACGCGAGCCCTGGCATGGCCACGCCGGCGATGCTGTGGGGTGTGCCGGTGGTGCAGAGCTATTCGTTCGAGCCGGGCGACTTTTTGGTCGGCGCGTTCAAACTGGCCGCCACGCTGTTCGATCGCGAAGAAGCGCAGATCCTGGTATCGACGGAGAACCAGGACAACTTCATTCGCAACATGGTCACGATTCTGTGCGAAGAACGCTTAGGCCTCGCGGTCACGCGGCCGGCGGCGTTCGTCTATGGATCGTTCCCGTCGGGCACCAGCACCACGTAAGGCTCAAAGCGCGGGCGGCGTGTGCCCCGGCACGCCGACCCACAAGCTTAAGCGCGGTCCCGGGGCGACCTAAACTGTACGTATCGTTAATTTCGGAGTCCGTCCATGCCTCAGTGTCGAGCGTTGAAAACATTCAAGGGTCGGTACGGCAAGCTGCGCAGCGGCCAGATCTTCTCGTCGGAGAAGGGTTACGCGGATGCGTTAGCCCAAAAAAAAATGATCGTGATCCTGCCGGATGACCCACAACCGCAGCGCGTCCAGGCCTTCCAGCGAGCGCCGCTCACCCAGCACGCAGGGCCGCCGGCGCCAAACCCGCCGTCGCCGGTAGCCCCCGATATGGCGGACCCCAGGGACGATGGCAAGGCGAGACCGTCTGCATCATCGCGTCGGGCCCCAGCCTCACGCCGCAAGACGTCCTCGCATCCCGGGCGTGCGCACACACCATAGTCGTCAACACCAGCTTTCGCGCCGCGCCGTGGGCGGACGTGCTGTATGCCTGCGACGATCAGTGGTGGATCCACTATTTCCCCGAGCTCGCGCGCGCGTTCCACGGCGAGAAGTGGACCGTCTCGGCGCGCGCCCGCGATCAATTCGACTTGCATTGGATCTACGGCATGGACAAGCCGGGCCTCTCCACCAACCCGACGCTGATCCACACCGGCAAAAATTCCGGCTACCAGGCGATCGGCCTGGCCGCGCTGTTCGGCTGCACGCGGATTTTATTGCTCGGGTTCGACTTCCAGCGCAACGGCGGCAAGACGCACTGGCACGGCGACCACCCGCGCGGCCTGGGCAATGGCGGCATGTACCCGACCTGGGTCGCGGCCATGAACAAGCTCAGCGTCGATCTCGAGGCCGCCGGCGTCACCGTCATCAACTGCTCGCCCAAGACCG